CACCGGCGTCGACGGAGCTGGTCGCCGACACGTCGGTCAGCATTCCGGGCGCGACGACCACGAACAACGACGTGCTCTGCCTGTACGCCTTCAGCACCGGGCAGGACGCCAACAGCACCGCCGGCGCGACCGGCTGGGCCAATGCGTCGCTCGCCAACGTCACCGAGCAGATCGACAACTGGAGAAACGTCGGCACCGGCGGCGGGCTCGCCATGGCGTCAGGCGAGAAGGCCACCGCCGGCGCGACCGGGGCCATGACGGCGACGTTGAGTCTGGTCGCGAACTTCAAAGCACTCATGATGATCGCGCTCGTGGGTGAGGCGGGTTCGACGCTGGCGCTGGACGGCGCCGCGACCTCCACCAGCTCCGCGGCCGGTGCGGTCACCATCGTCGGCGGCACCACCCTTGCTCTGGACGGTGCTGCGACCTCCACGACTTCGGCCACCGCCGCGGTCACTCTCACCGGTGCCCTGGCCGGCGCGGCGACGAGCACAACATCCGCGGCGGCGGCGCTGGCCCGCACTACACCGATCGCCGGTGCCGCGACATCCACCACCTCCGCCGCTGGGGCGTTGACAGTCGTCATCGTCCATCTGATCAACGGCGACGCAACCTCAACCACAACCGCGGCCGGCGCGCTGACCCTGCGCGGCGCGCTGGCCGGCGCAGCCACCTCCACCAGCTCCGCCGCCGCGACGCTGGCCGGCACCAGCCCGATTGCCGGCGCGGCCACCTCCACCACCACCTCAACCGCGGCGCTGACCCAGATCAGCCAGATCGGCGGCGGGGCGAGCGTCACCACCAGTGCCAGCGCAGCGCTGAGCATCCCCTCCGGGTCGATCGTGTGGGACGCCGCCGGCGCAGCCACCTCTACCAGCTCCGCCACGGCCGCGTTCACCATGGCCGGTGCGCTGGTCGGCGCTTCCCTGTCAACCACCTCCGCCGCTGCCGTCATCACGCTGCGGCTGACCCTGGCTGCCGCCGCGACGAGCACAACATCCGCCAGCGCGGCGCTGAGCATCCCCGGCCCGGGGACGATCCATGCCCTTGACGGCGCGTCCCTGGCGATCACCGCTGCGGCGGCGGTCCTGTTCTCACCGCCGACGCTGCGCCCCTGGTCGAACATGACCATCCGCCCCTACTCCACGATGACCCCGCGACCCGCGTAGGGAGGCCGCCGTGTCCCGTGAGATCGCACTCGCCTACGGCCGGGCTGCTGCAGCGTCCGGGTTCATCGACACCTGCCTAATCCAACGGGCCGGCACCCCCGTCACCGACCCGCTCACCGGCATCGTCACCACCCCCACCGCCACCGTGTACGAGGGGGTGTGCCGGTTCCAGCAGGCCGCGGCTCCGTGGGCCGGGCCCGCCACCGTCGCACAGGCCGCGGTCGGCCTGTCCGCGCTGGAGATCCAACTCCCCGTCGTCGGGTCCGAGGGTGTCACGAAAGACGACATCGTCACCTGCGTCACCGCCACCCACGACGCCGACCTTGTTGGGAAGGCGTTCACGATCCAGGGCGCGCACCACGCCAGCCACAAAACCACCCGCCGGCTGCCACTGATGGAAGTGCTCAGCTAGATGGGCGCCCGGATCACCGGCCTGGACGACCTGATCCACGACCTCGAGGCCATCCCCGTTGAGGCCCCGAAGAAACTCGGCCGCGTCGTTGGCCGCGGCGCGATGAACATCAAGGCGGAGTGGAAACGGCGCTGGTCCCCGGTCGGCGCCGCGCCGCACCAACTGCCCCACGTGGTGCGGGGCATCGGCTACGACACCACCGAGACCCCGACCCGGATCCTGGCCGAGATCGGCGTGTCGAAGCGCAATCCGCAGGCGTCGCTGGCCCACTTCCCCGAGTTCGGGTCGCTCAACAACGCGCCGATGCCGGGCGGTTTGCCGTCGCTGCGGTCAGAGGATCCCAGGTTTGTCAAGGCCGTCGGTGACGCGGCTGTGGAGCTGCTGGAGGGCTGATGACCGACCTCCTCGACGAGCAGCACGCGCAGGCCGGCCTGACCCTGTTGGCCGCCCACCCGGACCTGGGTGGTGGGCGGGTGTTCGACGGGAAGGTCCCCGACCCGACCCCGGACCCGCCGTGGGTCCTGGTCTACACGGTGGTCGAGTGGCCCCGCGACGGTGTCGGCACCGCGCTGACCGCCGAGCAGGTCGCCGTGACCACCACCTGGTACTGCCACTGCGTCGGGTTGACCGCCGCGTCGGCGCGGGCGGTGGGGATGCTGGCCCGTTCCACGCTGCTCAACGTCCGCCCAGTCATCACCGGACGCAACTGCGGCCCGATCAAACAGTTCGAGACCGTCCCGCCGCAGCGGGACGAAACCACCGGCCGGCTCCTCATGGACGCCGTGTCTGTGTACGGCTTCATGTCGACCCCCGGCTGAGTCCGGCCCCCACCATACCGAGGAGGTAAGCGGCATGGCCGCGCTCACATCCGTATCCAGCTCGCAGACCGGCACCGCACCAGCACCAGTGGCGGTGGCGTCGTCCGACACGATCGCCGCCGGCCAGTTCGGCCCGACCGGTGTCGACCTTCGGGTCATGAACGCCGGCGGCACCGTCGACAACGTGACCGTGGTCGATCCGAATCTGACCGTCATCGGCGGCACCGGGACTCTCGCCGCGGTCACGGTGCCGATCACCACCGGCGTGCGGACCATCTTCATCCCCCGGGCGGCGATCGACCCGGCCACGCAGGTCGCGACGGTGCAGCACTCGTTCATTACCACCGTCACGTGTGAGGTGTGGCGTCGATGAGCTTCGCCGTGGTCCGCCATCCGGATATCGCTGCGTTGGGGATCGTCCCCGACGCGGCTCTCGACGCGCACCGCGCCAACGGCTGGTTCCGCGTCTCCGGCTGGTGTGACCAGCCGGCCGATCTGCACCTACCCGACTACGCCGAGGTGTTTGACGACCTCGACGCCGAACCTGAGCCGGTCAAGAAGCCGGCCAAGACGACCAAGGAGACCAAGGCATGAGCGTCGTCATCATGGACGGCCGGGTCCGGTGTGTATGGATGACCGCGTGCGCGAACATCGCCGCCCCGACGGTGGCCGAGTTGAACGCCGGCACCGACCTGACCGACTTCATCACCCCCGACGGGTTGGACATCGGCATGGCCACGGGGAAGGTCAACGTAGGCAATGTCGGGTCGACGTTCACCCTGGAGCGGGTGGGGCGGCGTTCGCCGTCGATCGCGTTGACGCTGCACCACAACTCGCCCACCGACACGCCGTGGAACCTGCTGATCTACCGGGCGCAGGGGTTCTTCGCCGTGCGGCGCGGTATTGATAAGGCCACGGCGTGGACGATCGGGCAGGGCGGCGGCGGGTCGACCGGCACGATGGAGGTGTATCCGGTGGAGTGCGGCGACGACGCGCCGGTCAAGCCGGCACCGGACACGGCGTGGGACTTCACCGTCGACTTCACCGTGTACCTGGACCCGAACAAGCGCGCTGTGGTGGCGTAGTGCCGGCCAAAGCGAAGCCGCGCAACTTCGACGACGTCAAGAAACTCGCCACCCTCCCGACCCGGGTTGTGTCGCTGTGCCTGGCTGGGGAGCTGGTGGAGGAGGCCACTCGACTGGAGCGGCAACTCGGCGAGGCCCCACCCCCGACCAGTGTCGGCGACGGGACGCGGCGGATCCTCGCTGAACAACTCGCCGCGGTGACCGAGCAGATGCGTGACGCCACCGTCGACTTCCGGCTCAAGGCGATGCCGTCGCGGGAGTGGTCCAGGTTCTGGGCCGGCATGCCCGCCCCCGACGAGCAGCAGTCCAACGTGGAGTGGTCGGAGCGGATGTTCCCGTTCTACGCCGAGATGGTCGCCAGGGTCTGTGTCGATCCGGTGATGAGCGTCGAGCAGGTCGGCGAGTTGGCGGATGTGCTGCACGGCAAGGCGTGGACCCGGCTGGTCAACGCCTGCATGGGTGTGAACATGGGGGAGGTGGATGTCCCAAACTCCGCAGCCGTCTCCGATCTGACCGGGACCTCCGGGCAGACGTAGAGGCGGCGTTGGAGGCCGGGACCAGCTACAGCCGTTTCCGCGGGGCGCCGGTGGTGACCGAAACCGTCTACGAGTACGAGCGTGGTGTGCTGGTCCGGGCGGTTGCGACGGCGGAGGCGGAGTGGACCGACACCGACCGGGGGTTGGTGTTGGCGCTGCTGGCGGAGCGGGCCGACACGTGCCCCTCGTGTGGGCATCCGATGTCGCAGTGCCGCGACGCGTCAACGGCCGGGTCGTGGACGGTGGTGCAGGAGGTGTGCCAGCCGGGCCGTATCGCGCAGGCGGTGTCGGAGGATCTGGCCAGCTCGAAACGGCGGGGTGTGATGTTGGCGACCCGACGCACCGGAGGTGCCCATGCCCGGTAAACGTCGCGTCAGTGTCGAGCTTGATCTCCTCATCGGGAGGTTTGTCCGCGACGCCGGGCAGATCGCGTCGGTGCTGCGTGCCACGTCGGCGCAGATGGAGGCGTTGGGCGACGAGACCGATGAGGTTGCCCGGGACATGGACCAGCTCGCCGCCGCGACGATGGTGGCGAAGCGGCAGGTTGACGATCTGGGTGATGAGGCGGCCGGCGCGGCGCGGGATATGAATCCGCTCGCGGCCAGCACCATCCTCGCCGCCCGTGCCGTTGACGATCTGGGCGATGAGGCGGTCATATCCGCGGCGCAGCTGGCGCTGCTCGAGGCTCAGGTCAACGACCTTGACGCTTCGATGCGTGGGCTGGGCACCGCGCGGGTCGCCAGCGCCGGTGGTGGGGATGGCGGCGGGGCTGGTGTCGCGCTGGGCTCGGCCGCCGGGTCCGCCGTGGGCATCCAGCTGGGCGACGGGATTGTGAAAAGCTTCGGCCGGATGTCGTTCCGGTCGAAGGCCATCGCCGCGCTGGTGGGGGTGGCGGTGGCCGCGTCCCCCGCCATCGGGGCGATCATCGGCGGCGCGGTCGTCGGGCTGACCGTCACCGGCGGGATCGCCGGCGGGATCGCCGCGGCCAGCAAAGACCCCAGGGTCAAGGCCGCGGCGCAGGACTTCGCCACCTCGATCTCGTCGAGCTTCTTCGCTTCCGGTGACTCGTTTATTGGCCCGCTGCAGCGTTCTCTGCGCCAGTTGGAGGGCGACTTCGACGCGTTGGACCTGGAGGGGCTGTTCACCAAGGCCGCCCCCGGTTTGGAGATCCTCTCCGACGGGGTGGGCAGGTTCGCGCGCAACCTGATGCCCGGGCTGAACGACGTGATGGACCAGTCGGTCGGCATCTCGCAGGAGATGGCCGACGGTCTGGCCTACGTCGGCACCGGCCTGTCGGACATGCTTTCGGAGATCATCGCCAGTGAGGGGACGCTGGAGGGTCTGCGGACGCTGATGTTCTTGATCGGCGACACGGCCCGGTGGCTCGGGAAGACGATCAACTTCCTGGGTGACAGCTTCCACAACATCGGTGTGGCCGGCGGCAAAGTGTCCGGGGCCATGGAAGACCTGATGCTTCTCGCCGGGCCGGCGGGCTTCGTCGCCGCCAAGTGGTGGGCCGGCATGAACGACCAGATGGAACGCACCACCGGCACCGGTGAGGTGCTGGCGCGGCAGATCCCCCGCTACACGAAGGCCATCTCCGAGGCCGAGGAGCCGACGAACCTGTTCGCGAAGGCGATGGGCGAGCTCACCCACGACACCCAGGACGCGGAGACGGAGCTGGAGAAGTTCCGCTCGGAGATACTCCTGGTCGAATCGGTGCTGACCGATGTGATGGACCGTCACTTCGGGCTGGAGGAGGCACAGGACGCGGTTGCCAAATCCACCCGGGAGTTGAAGGAGCAGATCAAAGAGCAGCGGGAGGAGGGTGTCAAGGGCGCCGGGTCGCTGACGGGGATGACCGAGGCGGCAATCGCGAACCGGGAGAAGGTCCGCGACCTGTCCCGCGAATACGCCGAGCTGATCTTCCAGGAGTCGGTGGCCGGCCGGTCCACCAAGGGGTTGCAGAAGCGGTTCGAGGACACGCTGGTTGCGATGGGGTTCTCCCGCACCGAGGCCCGCAAGTACGCGCGGGAGTTGGCCAATGTGAAGTCGGCCATGGACGCGATCAAGAGCAAAGAGATCACGCTGCGGATCAGGGTGCAGTCGAACAAGTCCTTCGGCGCCGGGCTGCTGGAGGGGTTCCAACACGGCGGCGTGGTCTCCGGCCCGATCGGTGTCCCGAAGTTGGCGGTTGTCCACGGCGGGGAGCGGGTGTTGACCCCGCAGCAGCAGGCGATGCCCCACAACTCCCCGGCGATGTTCGGCGGCAACCACTACGCGATCAGCATCACCGTCGGCCCGATCGGCAACCCCCGCGAGGTGGGCCGGCACGTGGTGGAGGCTATCGAGTCCTACGAGCACGCTAACGGCGCCGGGTGGCGGCGGTGAGCCTGCCGAGGCTGATTGTGCAGGCCGGGTTCGCCGGCGGCGCGTCCACCGCCGACTACCTGCATCTCGACGATGTGGTGCGGGGGATTCTCGACACCGCCACCCTCGCCGGCGCCCCACCTTGGGAGGACATTTCCGAATCCGTGCGGTCGTTCAGGTCCCACCGGGGCGCGAACCGGGCCGAGTCGCCGGTGCCCCGCTATGAGGCCGGCGGCGCGACGATTGAACTGAACGACCCGGACCGGCGTTTCGACCCGACCAACCTGTCCGGGCCGTACGTGTCGGCGGGGGTCACCCAGGTCACCCCGATGCGGGCGATCCGGGTCATGGCCGAGTGGGACGGGGTCACCTACGACGTGATCCGCGGCCACGCCGACCAGTGGCTGACCCGGTACGAGGGCGAAACCACCGCGATCTGCGAGTTGACCATCACCGATGCGACGGAGATCTTCAACCAGGACCGCACCGCCATCGGCGCGGCCGGGGCGGGTGAGAACACGGGGGCCCGAATCAACCGGATCCTTGACTCGGTGTTCTGGTCGTCCACCGACCGGCTCATCGCCGCCGGTGACACCACCGTGCAGGCCACCACCCTGGCCGACAACGCGTGGACCGAGATGGTCCTGACCCAGGACACCGAGGTCGGCGAGTTGTACATCGACGAGGCGGGGCGGGTGTTCTTCCGCGGCCGGCAGGCCCAGTTCACCGAGCTTCGTTCCACCGCCGCCGCGGCCGTGTTCGGCGACCGTCCTGACGACGGGGTCCAGACCACCATCAACCTGGCCCGTAACCCGTCGGTGGAGACCGACACGGCCGGGTGGGCCGGGTTCGGCGGATCCCCAGTCACCGCCATCGCCGCTGACGCGACCCGGGCCATGTTCGGCACGCAAAGCCTGCTGGTGACCTGGGGCACCGGCGCCAACCCGGCCCGGTTGACCTACAACCTGTCCGACCTGGTGGTGGGTAAGACCTACACCGCGTCGGTGTACGTGTGGGTGCCGACCGGGTCGGTTGGGGTGAGCATCCTGAAGGCGTCGTCGGGGTTCGGCACCAACACGGCCGGGTTGCGCGACCAGTGGGTGCGGCTGCAGGTGTCGTTCGTCGCAACCGCCGCGTCGGAGAACTTCGGCATCCAGATCTGGGCCGTCGGGACAACGGTCGGCACCGAAACGTGCTGGGTTGATGGGCTGCTCGTCGAGGAGGGCGGGTCGGTGTCGACCTACGTTGACGGCGACGAGGCCATGTCGGAGTGGGACGGCACCGCCCACGCGTCGTCGTCGCGCCGGCTGCCGGAACTGTCCTACGCCGATGTGAAGTTGGCCTACGACGACTTGACGTTGGCGAACCTGGTGCAGATCTCCCGCACCGGCGGCAGCCAGCAGGTGGTGGAGGACGCCGCGTCGCGGCAGCTGTACCTGACCCACACCCACCGTCGCACCGACCTGACGATGCAGACCGACGCGGCGGCGTTGGAGTATGCCAACTTCATCCTGCACCAGTCGAAAGACCCCGAGTTGCGGTTCAGCGAGTTGAGGATCATCCCGCTGCGAGATGAGGACTGCCTGTTCCCGCAGGTGCTGGGGCGGCGGTTCGGTGACCGGATCCGTATCCTGCGCCGCCCACCCGGCGGCGGGACGATCACCCGCGAGGTGTTCATCCGCGGGGTGCAGCACGACTACGACGGCGAGAACTGGGTCACTGACTGGGTGTTGCAGTCGGCCACCAAGTGGGGGTTCTTCCTGCTCGACCACGGCACGTTGGGTGCCCTCGACGACAACGCGTTGGGTTTCTAGGGAGGAGGCCGGGTGCCGTTCAAAACCTTCACCACCGGCGAGGTATTGACCGCCGTGAATGTGAACGACTACCTGATGGAGCAGGCGGTCATCTCCTGCACGTCGGGTACCCGCCCGTCGTCGCCGAACGAAGGCATGGCGATCTACGAGACCGACACCGACTCGCTGGTGATCTACAACGGGTCGGCGTGGGTCGCGGCGGTCACCCATCAGGGGTGGACGGACTACTCGGGCTCGTTGGCGTGGACCGCGTCCGGGACCAACCCGGACATCGGCAACGGGTCGTTCTCTTCCGCGTACGCCCGCTACGGCCGCACGATCATTTACCGGGGCCGGATCACCATGGGTTCCACCACCACCTACGGCACCGGTAGTTGGCTGGTCAGCCTGCCGGTCGATGCCCAAGCCACCGTCGAGGTCGGCACCGCCGCGGTGTTTGACAACTCGACCTCCACGAACAACCAGCCCGCGGCGGTCCGCGTGTCCACGGCGCCCCTGGCGAACTTCTACGCCACCGGCGGGACGATCTCCGCTACGGTCCCGATCACTTGGGCTGACAGCGATAACCTGCGCTGGTGCCTCACCTACTCGGCAGGTGCCTGATGCGTGAACTTCCCGAAGGGCTGGTCTTCGACGGCCACGACAGCGCCAGGCCCGATGTGCTGGCGCAGGCCCGTACACACCTGGTCGGCGCCGGCATGCACCCGCTGGACGCCGACGATGTGTTGGCCGACCGGAAAGGGCTCGTGGTGCGGGCGTGGTGGGGCGGCGACGATGTCGGATTCGTCGGTGAGGAACACCCCCAGGCGCAGCCGGTCACCGTCGTGCACTGCTAGCGCAGCAGCGCCGGCCCGACCAGCAACACCCCTAGCACGATCCCGAACGCGAGCGATCCGAGGATCACTGCGGCACGTTTCACCGGACGATCCACACCAGCACCAGCGCCAGCGCGACCACAACCGGGGTCAGGACGGCAGCGACACCGGCCGCCGCACCGGCCTGGGACCAGAACCGCTCCGCCCATCCCACCCGCGCGGGCGCGGGGCGGGTCATCTCACCGAGATCGATCGTTGTCATACATCCATCATGCTTGATCGAAATCCATGATCGCCATCGATGGCTGTGTCAGATCACAGACGGGAGGACCCATGCTCTATGGCGTAGATGTCCACGCCGGCTACCAGGCCGGGCTGAACTTCCCACTACTGATCAAGCAGGGATACAGCTTCTGCACGGTGAAACTGACCGAGGGCGTCGGCTTCCTGCAGTCGGGGGCGAAGGACTTCATCGCCAAATCGAAGGCGGCCGGGCTGATCACCGGCGCCTACCACTGGCTGGACAGCTCCGGCGACGGGGCGACGCAGGCCCGCTGGTTCCACAAGCATGTGGTCGACAACGGCGGCCCGGCGGGCATGCTGATCCAACTCGACGTCGAGGACGACGGCTACGGCCCGCACATGACCGCGTGGACCGCCGAATGGAACCGGCTCACCAACAGCCACCCGTTCTTGATCTACTCCGGGTCGTGGTGGTGGCCCCGCACCGGCGGGTTCGACGGCTCCAAACTGACCCCGTACCTGTGGCACTCGCACTACCTGACCGCCGACACCGATACCGTCCCCGACGATCCGGCGGCGTTCGCGGCCAGGATCCCGGCCGACTGGTGGCGGGTGTCCTACGGCGGCTGGAGTACACCGGCAATTCTGCAGTTCACCTCACGCGGCGACGCCGGCGCTCTGGCGAACCGGGTTGATCTGAACGTGACCCGCATGACCCGCGAGCAGCTGCTTGCGCTGACCGGAGACGAGGACGACATGCTGACCAAGGACGAGTGGGCCACCGTCGCCAAGTACGACGCGCTGCGCAACGGCTATTCCGACGCGGCCACCAACCCGACGATCGCGCTGAACACGTTCGTGTTCAACGTTGCCCGCGACACCGCCGCCGCGTTGAAGGCGGTCGCGCGGCTGGAGCTCAAGGTGGACGCCCTGCCCGAACGCCCACCGGTTGACCCGGCCGCGCTGAAGGCGGCGCTGCTCGACCCTGCCGTGCTCGCCGCGATCGCGACAGCAGTCAACGACGACGCCCACCGCCGCAGCGCCGCATAGCACCCCTGCACACACACAAGATAGGCGGTTTCGGTGTGGAATCTGCTCGGGCCGTTGTTAGGGGCGGGTGGGGCGATTGGCCTGCTGACGCTCCTGGCTCGGATCTTCCTCACCCTGCACCGGGACGCCATCGCCTCCGAACGCGAGGCCAAGGAAACCTGGAAACAGGTCGCCGCCGAGCGTCAGAAGCAGATCGACATTCTGCTTGGGGGCCGGGTAAGGGAGCCCACGTTGTGAGTTGGCGCCGATGGTTCGGATTCAACGGGGAGACAGCGAAGGCACCGGCTGAGGCCAAGAAGGCGTTACAGGACGCCCGCCGGTTCACCCAGCGGGTCCATTCGGAGGCCGAGCGGGTGCGCCGGCTGCCGGCGGAGGAATTCGCCGAGCGGGCCGCCCGTGCGCTGCGACAGAGGTCCACGTGAGGGCCCTGCTGGAGTTCCTGGTCGGCGCGTCGATCGTGCTTACCCTCGGGTTCGTGCTCGCACTGGGGCCGCCGTGGCGCAGCCGGGCGCCGGGGATGGCGTGGATGCTCGCGTCGTGGGCGTGGGCAACGGTGGCCTTCGAGACGTTGCTGCTACTGGTGCTGTTCCGGGTCCCGGTGCCGCTGTGGCTGGCCGCGGTGGCACTGCTGGCACAGGACGGGGTGTGGGTGTGGCGGCTGGTGCTGCTGCACCGGGAGAGACGTCCGCCCACCGAGGCGGGTTGAGCCGAGGAGGGGCCATGTGGCCAAGACTTGATGTCCTTGCCCACTTCCTGTACTGCCCGGGAATGATGGGCCGCCGCATCGCGGCTCGCCGCTGGTACCACTCCATCCACCTGATCCCGGGGTGGCTCCTCGCGTGGGTATGTCGCCGATACGAAACAAGGGAGGTTGCATGAGGTATGAGATGAGGCGGGCGTACCGCCATCTGCGCGTCGTCTGGTGGGCATTCTGGGCGGCTCTCGCGACCAGTCTCCGACTGCCGGTGGCCGAGGACTGGTCGGACTACGCCTCCCTGCATGCGCTGGACTGCTCGCTCGACTTCGAACCCGTCGAGGTCGTCGGGTCAATGAACGAGAAGCAGCTCCGTGAGCTCGCATTCGCGCGCCGCGGCGAGGTGGTGGCGGGCAGCGGCAGGCCGGTCGCCCCGAAGGATTTTCGCAAGCCCATCGGCTTCTCGTGCGGCCACTTCAGCATTACGACCGGCGGCGACGCGACCCTGGTGTCAGTCACCGGCTGGTGCGGCTGCGACATGCGGCCGCTCTACGCGAACGCCTGACGAGAGTTGGGGGGTCCACATGAGCCAAGATCAGGACACGTGGTGGTGGAGGCTCGTGCACTTGGAGCCGGCGCTGGTCCGCATGGCCGTCATGGCGGTGGTCGGGCTGCTGGGTGCCTTCGGGATCCTGGTCGCACCCGCCGCCGTCGACTCGGTCATCGGCTTCGTGCTGGTCACGCTGCTGATCATCCAGTGGGTGATCACCCGCCCGGCGGTGACCGCCAACGCCCGGGTGGTGGTGCTGGCACCCGATCCGATCAACCAGCCGACCATCGTCACCGCCGGCGCGGCTGAGACCAGCGCCACCAACGGCGACATCATCGACGCGGCGAGAGACGTACCGCGCGGATAGGAGACGTGAGTGACATGTCCATTTTCGCGATCCTTGCTCTGATTGCGTTCGTGCTGGCACTGTTCGACGTCACCATCGGCAGCATCGACCTGATTGTGCTCGGCCTGTGTTTCGTCGCCGCGCACCTGATCTACGCGTGGACACCGTGGCGCCGGTGAACCGCCTGTCCGCCGTTGCTGCTGGCGCGGTGGTGTTGTTGCTGGCCGGTCTGGCGACGGTACCCACCGCGCAGGCCGAGCAGGCGGTGGACCCGCGGCTGGAGTTCGCGCAGGCTCAGGTGCAGGCGTACTGCACCGACCTGGTCGACGACGCGACCACGAACCGGCAGCGCAACACCCGCTCGGACCTGTGCGCCATGTGGCGGCGGGAGGTCGCCGACCTCACGCCGAGTCCTTCGCCGAGTCCAACACCAAGTCCCAGTCTGTCGCCGAGCCCCACGCCGAGCCCGACTTCTACCGCAACACCCTCGCCAAGTCCAACAGCGAGCCCCACGCCGAGTCCGACACCGACCAGCGGCGGGTTCCCCGACGCCACCAACACCGGCGTGCCACCCGGCACCGTCCTGACCGCCTACAGCGGGCCGTGCACCATCACCACCGACGGCACGATCATCGACGCGAAGACGGTCAACTGCGTCCTGGTGATCCACGCCGCCAACGTGGTGATCAGACGGTCCCTGATCCGCGGCGGGGTGTTCAACTCGCTCGACCTGTCCAGCTCGTTCACCGTCGAAGACTCCGAGGTGATCGCGCTCGACAACACCGGCGTGTGGGATGTCAACTTCACCGTCCGCCGCACCTACATCCACGGCTCCGGCCGCGGCCTGTACTGCCACCAGAACTGCACAGTCGAGGACTCCTACATCGTCGGGTCCAGCTCCCACGCATCCGGCGCCCGGGTCCTACGCGACGCGGTGTACCGGCACAACACCATCTGGTGCCAGCGCTTCGACACCAGTGCCGACGGCGGCTGCAGCGCGAACCTGACCATGTATCAGGAGTTCGGCATCGCCACCAACGTCCTGATCGAGAACAACTACTTCCCCGCCACCCCGGCCTGGTTCTGCGCCTACGGC